TTCTTTTAATATTTCTATTAACTCTATTAGGTGATGTAACTGATTGTAATCTCCATTTTTCAAAAGGAGGTAGTTGTCGTACAATTTTACCCGACATACCTGATACTAACATAGGAGCTACTAACTTACTCACTGTAAAGTTACTTGCTTTTTGTAAACCATCTGCAACTTCTCTTGTTAATGGAGCAACAGCTTTATTACCTAATAATAATTGCACTGGTTTAATTACAGTAGCATTAACTCCTTTTGCACCTAATTGTGCTGCACCTACTCCAAATCTATTAGATAGTAATGGAGACAATCCATATTTATATCCAAGTTGTGTAAACTTACCTACTAATGGAAAACCTCCACCAACTAATGTACCTTCAGCACCATATTTAATTCTGTTTCTAAGTTCTGCCCCTGCTTTTTCTCTACCTGTTAAACCTTTAGTATCTTCTGGTTCTACAAAAAAAGATTCTCTTCCAGGATCGGATGCTAAAAAATCTGTAACTCCTACAATTGTTGCACCTTCAGTTGCTCTTGATGCTACTTGACTTACCTTTCTAAGTTTACCACCTTTAACAGCATCTGCTGCTTTTTTCATTTTAACAACAGCAGGTATTCTATTTACTATTTTTGCAATTCCAGTTCCAGGTATACCAAACTGTGTTAATAAAGATGTTAGCTCTCCTCTCCATGTTTCAGGACGAGTAGGTTCTTGTTTCTCCATCATGTTTTCAAATCTAGATAAGAAATCAGTATTAGCTGCAAGATCAGTTCCTGCAAATAATAGAGAACCCAAACTGTTTTGAAGATCATATATTCCTGAACTAATACCTTTTGCTATTTCATCTAGTCCTGTTGTGTAATCTCTTTCTTGTGTAATCTCTTTGTTATTAATTTTAAAACTAGGAGCTTTTGCATCTTCAAGCTCTTGTGCTTGTTGTTTAGGATCTTCTAATCCTACAATTTTATTTGCTAATCTTTTAGTTGGCTCTAACGTATAATATAACTCTAAAATATTTTTAGGGTCAGGCATCTTCAACCATTTCACAGGTTTTTTAGGCTTTGTTTGTGAAGATAATTCGCTTTGTATTTTAAGTTTGATTTGATCTAAATCTAAGGGTTGAGATTTTTTTATATCAACTTCTACCGCTTCTTCTTTATCAGGATCTTTGAGAAATCGTTCGTAGGCAGTATCAGCCATGTTACGCCTCCGATGGTAATACTAAATTAACGCTGTACTTTTTGTTAAACTGAGTCACATCTTGTTGTGATGAAATCATAGCAAAGTCTTCTAATGCTTCTGCACTGTTAGACATAAGTTCTACTATATCATCTGTAATTTCTGCTGGTAATCTTGCTCTTAATTGATCATAACTAATTAAATTATTTTTACCAGTGTCTTCCATTTTCATTGATCCTTGGTCCATGGTCATTGGTTGTTGAGGCATCATCATTGGTTGTTGAGCCATGTCTACTCCACCACCCATTTGATACTCCGCTCTACCACCACTTGAAAATTGACCAAGTATTTTTTTAATTTCATTAACAACATCTATAATTAATTGTGTATCTCCTTCTTTATACTTACCTGGATTATCATCTTGTAGTCTTTCAGATATTGTACCAAATAAAGTTTGACCTTCACTTGATTTTATAAATATATCAATTGCACCTTCTGTTATTGGATTACTTTTTGTGTAATTATTTCTTTGAGTTTTTAATATGTCTAATTCAATCATGTCATCATCAGTAGCTGTTCCTTCTTTTACTTTAGCTTCTATGTCGTATATTTTAGGAATTAAATTTTCTAGCTGTTTAGCAACTTCTATTTCTTTATAGGTTTTAGCTGGACCAGCTTCATTACCTGCTTCTTCTGATGCAATAGCTATATTTCCTTGTAAAAGTGTTTTAAATAAATCTGCTTCTGCTGCTTTCTTATTTAGTCTTTGTGAATCAATATCTTTAAATAATTGTTCTGTTGGACCCTTTGCTGATAAAGCTGCTGTTTGAAATATGTTTCCTGTTGACGGTCTTCCCATTAAATCTAAACCTGTAGACATTAAAAATCTATTGAAAGCTTCTCCTTTAGGTCTTTCAAAATATGGTTGATATGCTGCAAGTACTTCAGGAGTTATTGACTCTCTAGTCTGTGTTACTAGTTCTGCCATTGTTGGCCTTTGATTTACACGTCCTGCTTCGTTGTACTGTTGTCTAGGTTTATCTAAGCCTGATGTAATACCAGAGCTTGTAGAACCACCCATTCTAAACATTGGTCTTTTTAATGTTCTGCTCATATTATTTTAATGCGCCGTATATCCCTGCTCCAGTAGCCGCTGCACCTAATGCAGTTTGTAATGGGGATGGGTTAGGTACTTGTGTTTGTTGAGAACCTGATCCTGCCATTCCACCCATAATACCGGTAACGATATTAGCATAGTTTTGTAATTGTTCTTGTGGTTGATATGCAGCCATTTGATTTGCTTGTCTAGTTGCATCTAGGCCCGCTTGTGTTTGCGCTTGATTCAATGCGCCCAATGAACCTAAACGTGAAATATCTGTTCCTTGCATTCCTTGTAACTGTGCCCCTAATCCAGCTTGGAAGCCACCTAAACCTTGTTGTGCTCCAGCTAAACCTTGTTGTGCTCCGCCTAGACCCATTTGTGCTTGTCCTAGACCAAATCTATTTGCAATGTCTTGTTGTCTTGCTCCCATTGCTTGTTGAAAACCTTGATTCAATAAACTTGCTTGTAATTGTGCTCTGTTCATGTCAGATGCTTTATCATATTCAGCCATTGCAACACCTTCTCTTCCACCACCGAAAGCTCCTGATGCTACTGCTTGATCTCTTAAACCTTGTTCTTGTATTGCTTTGTTTCTATCAAACTCAGCTAATGATGCTTCCATAACCTGTGATTGATATGGGGACATAAATGCTTGTGTCTGTGCAGCTGTCGGTGCTCCTAAAGATACACCACCTAATGTTGATCCTGCAGTTCTAAATTGGCCTGCTGCTCCACCTAATGTTGTACCAGCAGCTCCTGCTTGTTGTTGTGCTGCAGTTAAAAATGGTTGAAAAGATCCAACACCTGATTGCGCTAAACGTTGTGCTTGTTGTTGTAATGCATCTTGACCTGCAACTTTTGGTGCAAGTCCTGCTAAATTTTGTTGTCTTACTTCAAAGGCTCTTGCAGCATCTTGTCTTGCTTTAAATCCTGCTGCTGTTTCACCTTTTGCTTGTTTTAATCCTGCTATACCTGTTGATACGACAGGTACACCTGTCATTCCTACGGCTTGTTTGGCTAAATCTGTTCCTATATCTTCTACGAATTTTGCTGGTCTTGATATTGTAGTTTGTGTTGACATTATAATACTTCCTCTAGTCTTTGTGATGTTTGAAACATTTCTCTAGCGCCATCTAATCCTTGCGATTCTTCTGATACTTCACCTCCGGATTCTTCTCTGTAATCTTTTTCCATACCATCCATGTCTAATAGAGGCATAGTCTCTTTTGCAACTGGTTCTTTAGATCCTTCTGCATAACCCATTCTACCACCATCCGCAGCGTACTGAGTTCCTACAAATCTAGGCGCTAAATATTTATAAGGGTTTGCTCTAATGGCAGCTACATTTATTCCTGGACCAAGATCTAATGATTGATCTTCTTCTTTACCTACACCCATTAATTCCATAGCTGTTGGAATACCTAAACCTAATCCAAGAGCTTTACCGATTGAAAACTTACCACCAGATCCTAAGATACCTGAAAAATCTACAAAATTATTTTTTGCAGGATTGCCCATAAGTTTTTGACCACCAAATAAAATATTTTTTGCACCACCTTTAGTAAAAATATTTGATAACTTACTTCTTGCAAGAAATTTACTAGGAGTCATAGCTCCTCTAAACATTCCACCTAAACCAGATCCTCCTGCAAGATTACCAAGTGCTCCTCCACCAAAATATAATAATGCTGCTTTACCTATTGGAGACTTAACAACTTTCTTAACAGCTCTTGTTGCCTTCTTAACTAATTTTCCTAAAAAATATTGTTGTCTTCCTGTTTCAAGGTCCATGATCCCACCTTGATACTCCGGCATACCACCGTCCATGTATCCTGCTCTTGCTATTCCACCATCAGCTAGACCACTAAAATCAAATTGAGAGCCCATGAATCTTGCACCTAGTCCTGTGTAATCTCTAGGGTTTACTTCCTCTTCTTCAGTTTCTTCTTTCACTGTTTCAACAATTGGTGGCTGGTTATTACCGCCGTCATTACCAGTTCCTATAATATTTCCACTTGCATCTCTAGAGTAACCACTTAAAGGGTTACCATAAGCATCTGTTTTACCTGCTAATCTATCTGCCATATAACTTTGATATTCTTTTTCTAAATCACTATCAAAACTTAAATTAGGTATTTTTCCTGCTCTAATTACATCTTCAAAAAATTTTCTATTTTTTGATGCGTTAAAATCAGAAAATTTTTGTAAAGGTCCTTTAAACAACGAACTTAAACCAAATGTTTTAACCTCATTTCTTCTATCTAAAAATTCTTGAAGTGCTTTTTCTCTTTTGTTTAAATCAACATCTAATTTTGGTGTAAATTCATCCCCTGGCATTAAATCATCTAGATCTGCATTATATCTTCCTGTTTGAAGATCGTTTATAGCAGTTTGAAGATCACTACTTTTATCCAAAGGTCTGTCTAATGCTCCAGTTAATGCGTCACTAATATTTACTTCTTTATCTTTAGGAGTAGTAGATCTTAAAACCCCATATTGTTCTCTAATATCATCTGTTATATCTCCTCCTACAACTGAAGTTATTCCATCTGTAGTTTTTGTAGGAGTGCTAAGACTAGCTAATGTTGCATTAAGTGTATTGCCTATTGGATTTCCAAACTCATCTACGTAACCTAGTCTTTCATCAAAATACCTATTTGCTTTAAATCTATCAAGGGTGCTTTTTGCAGTTGGTCCTACAACAGTTCCAAATTTAGTAGTTTTATTTTTACCTAAATCAGAAAGTTCTTTAGCTTTCTTTTTTTCTTCTTCTTCTTTTTCTTTAGCTAATTTTTCTTTAGCTAATTTTTCTTTTCTAGCCTGTTCAGCTTCAAGTCTTTTTTTCTCTTTTAACTGTGCAGCTATTTTTTCTTTTCTAGCTATTTCAGCTTCAATTCTTTTTTTCTCTGCTAACTGTTTAGCTATTTTATCTTTTCTAGCCTGTTCAGCTTCAATTCTTTGTTTTTCTTTTAACTGTCTAGCTTCTCTTTCTTTTTTTTCTCTTTGCTGTCTTTGAATTCTATCTTCGTAGTTGTTATTGTTACCACCATTATTGTTATTGTTACCACCATTATTATTGCCACCGGTATTGCTATTACCACCATAATTTCCACCTGATGATGCACCTCCTGCTGGGCCGGATGATCCTGTACTACTACCAGTGCTTCCCATATCAGCACCACCACCTCTTAATCCGACACGTTTACCGTTTTTATAAAGTTGTCTAGCTTGTTGTGCGTTTGTAATTGCCATTGTTCTATTTTATATAAATTTACCTTAGTTTACAATATTATTCATCATCAGATGCAGCACCAAGTGGTGGCATTGCAGCTACTTTTATCTTTAAAGATCGCGTAACATCTTCTTTTTTAGTATCAGTAGATGGGTTTGCAATATCATCCTCTGCTTCCTTATCTGAATTATACTCTTTATTTGTCTTAGTATTTCTTAATACTATTTCTGTTTCACACTTTACAACTGGTACTTTCTTACCATCTATTATTGTGTATGTAACTTCTCCTTCTTCTTTAAACGCCATATTTTCTCCTTAGTCTCTGTTAATTTCTAATAATGATGCTACTACATGTAACTCATTAGCATCAGATGCAGTAACTTTCAATATCTCACTTTCCAATAATATCAAAGGTTCTGTAAGTAATTGTTCAGTAGTATTTGAAGCTATTGATTTAACTTTAAATAAACTAAATACAGCACTTGCTGCATTAGTTAGTGTTATAGTTATTGTTGCTGCACTTCCAGCATCATTTGATACTAATAAAGATTTTACAATCGCTCTAGAGTTACTAGGTGTTGTATATAAAACTGTTTCTGATGTAGTAGTTAGATCTACTTTTGCATTTGTATATATGTTAGCCATTAAACCACGCAAACCTTTCTTGATCTTGTTTTTGTTCGTTTAAAAAAGTAGAATTTAATTGTTCCACAATTAAAGAAATTGCTCTGTTAATTTGTTTCTGGTTAGAAAAGTCATATTCTTCTTTTGGTTCTGGTAATCTTACTACTACTTTAGCCATTATCTACCTCCATCCGGTTGCACATCTATTCTTAAAGTTCCAAATCTCCAAGACTCACTAACATTAGTATTTTCTATTTTTATATTAACAAATCTTCCTCTAGCTCTTGTATCTTTTTTATCAGTGCTAGAGTTTATTGTAAACGGACTAAGTGCTGTTGTTGTTTCCGATTGTTGAGGATAACGTTTAACAGCAAGTGTTACTTTTGCGTTTCCTTGTAAATCTTTAAAATCAGGAACAAATCTTCTCATAGCTAAAAATTTTTCTCCTGCAGTAGGACCTGATTGTAAATCAAAATCATATGATTTTACAAATGATGTAACTGTTGTTGTGCTACCATCTGCATTAACTTGATCTGTACCTACTTCGTGTTCAAATAAAGTTGTTTGACCTAAACCGTCTTCACCAATAACTTCAGGAAAACTTCCCGATGCTGAAGCATTTAATTTAGTTCCAAAAGGTTTTGGATAAACTGTTGCATCAATCCAAGAAGTTCTAGCTTCTGTACCAATATACCAAACACCACCTCTCATTTGTTCTCCGTAATTAAATACAACATATTGATCATTATAAGTAGAATTAGTTGATGGATAGTACCAAACAACTTCTGTAAACTGATTATTTAAACCTGCACATACTTGTTGACCTTTAGTTGTGTCCGCTTGGTCATAAACATAATCTTCAACAGAACATGGTAATGATTTAACCGTACCGTCAAACATAAAGAAACCATTAGGGCTCATCCAAAACGCAGCACCATCAATTTCAATAACTGCATTTTTACCTATTAATCCACAGTTAGTACCAACTTGTTCAAAACCAAAAGTAAAAGGTGCACCAATAAATTTCATTGTATACAATGCATTATCTGTCCAAATTAAAATAGCTTCTTTTGCTTTTAATGAACCCATAATTTTTGTACCATCCTGTAATCTTTGTGATCCAGCAGTATTAATTGCTGTTGGTGTGTAATCATTTATATCTTCTTGATCCGAAAATCTTATAAACATATCATCTTGTGTTGATGTATTTCCAATAGTTGTTTCGGTCCCAAGATGAATTAAGTGACGTGTTGTAGGAGATACTAATGTAACTCTTGTTGCTGTTGGATTAGCTGATGTAGAAAATCCTGATGTAGTAGTTGATGCACGTGTTGTTAATCTTGCAGCATCTCCAGCGTTCCATGTAAATGTTTTACCATTTGCAATTGTTGCAACCAATACTTGACCAAAATTACTTAACGACCATAAACCTGGTTCAAGAGATACTTCAGATGCTGAAGCAGCTTCTCCCCAATCAACAAAATCTGCAGCGTTAGTTACAATTGAATTATTTAAGTGTGCAGCTCTTATTGAACCGTTTACGGCTCTTGTAATACCTGTTAAATTATTTGTTGATATACCTGTATAAGAAATTAATTCTTCATCAATTTGCACTCTTCCTGTTGTAGGAAAACCTGCAGTAGATGTTAAAGCTATATTAGATCCTGAAGTACCATTAGTGTTATCTCCTAGTGTTCCATTTAATGTAGTTTGTGTAGCAGTAGAAACTACTCCATTCCATTCTGATATACCCCAACCATAACCATAAGATTGTGCAGCAGGACCAACTGTTTCATAAGGAATTATATCACAGGCTCCACCACCTGCAGCGCCAGTTGTAGTTTGCGTTCCAGTTACAATTGCAATTAAAGAGGAAGTAACTTTTGTAACTTGAAATAATTTATCTTCAAATGCTGCATTTGTTAGACCTATACCAGGAGGAACACTTACATTATCTAATAAAATAATATCACCTGATTGTAAATTATGTGCTGAAGAAAAAGTTAAAGATACTTCTTGTGATGCATCTGTAGCAGACATTGTAACACTTCCAATTGTAGATTTCACAGGAGTAATATCATGAAGTTGTCCTTCAAAATATAAAAGTAAAAATTTATCTGTACCAATTGCTATATATCTATTTCCCGCCAAATCAACAAAAGCAAACTGACGTCTTGCAACACTGACTATAGTATCTGAAACTAAAGAAGACCAACCCCCAACTTTTTCAGGTAGTCCATATCTAAATCTTGTGTTATCACAATCAACCCATCTATTTTCTGCACCGGATTCAGTGTCTTGCTTATCAATTCCAGGTAAGACTTTAAAGTCAATTAGAGCCATGGTCCGTGGTCCTATATGTTATCTTTGTATATCCAGCCTCTTGTAGCGTTTACATATACTAAAGTAAATGCAGCTCCATTTGTGGATAATACTAAATTACCGGCATTTCCTAAAATAGGTTGACTATTTCTATTGATAGTTAAGTTGTTAGATCCAAAACTATTTCCACTATCTATAAACGTAACTTCACTACCTATAGCTGGAGAAGCTGGTAATGTTACTGTAACAGGAGCATTTAAACCTCCTCCAGAGCCGGAAGTATTAATTAATAATTGATCACCATTAACTGCTGTATAAGCACCGGGTATTGTATAATAGCCTTTTGTAATAGGTCCTGAACTAATGTTACTTCCATCAGAATATAAAACTATTTTAGCTCCTACTGGAATAGTCACCCCTGTTCCTGAAACAGTTTTAACTGTTAGTGTATAATTATTTGATGTTCTACTTGTTGCATCTTCTACAATAAAAACTCTTTCCGCACCACTTGGCATTGTAACTGTTCTGTTACCTGTTAAATTCCCTGTAAATTTGTAATATAAATTTTTACCATTTGATACAGCAAACGTTGAAAGTGATAACGCTAAATCAGCTGCTGCTATACTTTGAGTAAAATATCCAGATGCTGCTTGTTCTAAAATTTGTAAATTTGTATTAGTAATTGTACCCCAAGTACCTGCTTTTTCACCTGTTGTTATTAATTCTAATTTTAAATCTGTTGATGTACTTGATGCCATTTTTCTCCTATGGGTTTAATGGATCTATTGGGACCCAAACCTGATTCACGCCTGGCGGAATCGGATTCCATGTTATAGCACTTACAGGGGTTGTTGCAACATTTAATTGTTGACCTGTTGGAACTATTAATACGTCAGGAATAGCACCAATATTACCTATTGTTATATTAAATCTATTACCGGATACGATAACTGTAGGACTGACTTGACTACTTCCAATATCAGAAAAAGTTGTTTGTGCAAATGTTGTAGTTCCAAAAAACATAATTTATCCTTACGGTGTTGAAAGATTTCTCCAAACTTGACTTACGTTAGGATCTATCTGGTTCCACAATCTAATTGTTGGCTCTGTTGTTCCAATTTTAAATTCTGTTCCAGTTGGCACTATACCAGCTTTTGCAACAATTGTCACTGATCCAGTAGATAGGTTATATCTATTACCTGTTATAATTGCTGTTGCATTTGCTTTTGCTGTTGCATTACCTATCGATAAATTAAACCTATTACCTGTAACTGAGAAGTTTGCATCAGCTGCAATTGTAACTGTACCTGTTCCTATATTTAATTGATTACCATTTGGTAAGATAACTGCTTTACCAGTTACGGTCACATTACCAATTGATGTATTAAACCTGTTTCCTGTTACTTGAGCCGTGGCCCCTGCTTTAGCATTTACCGTTCCTGTAGATAGATTTAATCTATTACCGGTTGCTAGAACAAGTGCTTTTGCAACTATAGTTGGATTTCCTGTAGTAATATTAAATCTATTACCCGTTACAGATACATTAGCATCAGCTGCAACAGTTACATTTCCTATAGATGCATTTAATCTACTACCGGTTGGTATTACTCTTCCACTAATAGAAAAAGTAACAGTTCCTGTCCCTAAGTTATATTGATTACCTGTTACAGGTACGTTAGCGCCTTCTTTAACGGTAACGTTTCCTGTAGTTAGATTATATCTATTGCCGTTTGGAAGAACTAAAGCTTTACCAACTACGGTTATATTACCGATTGATACATTAACTCTAGAACCTGTTACGGCTACGTTTGCATCGGCTATACCTATATCCGAAAACGGTGCTTGGGAAAAGGTAGTAGTGCCGAAGAACATGGTAGATTACTACCAGTCTTTAGTCTTCGAAGTAAGTTCTGGTGCTTTTTGACTAGCGATTTGTGCATCAAGATTTGATTTCATATCTTCTTCCGTTGTATCAGACATTTCTAATACGCAGGCAGTTGCACCTTCTTTAGTCATAGCATCAAAATCCATACCTTCAGAACCTGCACAAGATCCATACATAGATGAAACATATGCATTTCCTTCTGCATCAGTTTCTGAATCCGTAGCTGAGTATCTCCAGTGAATGTTCTTCACTTTGTTTTCAGAGTCCGTCTCAAACGAGGGGAAGCTCCATTCGTATGTTATTGCCATATTATTTTCTCCTTATTATGGTTTTGGAAAAGTAGTTCTTACGTTGTTGTATTTAGCAACGTATTCATCCCACTTAGCACTATTGTTGTTAATTTCTTTTTCGCAATATGCTTCTGCAAATTCTTTTAAATTAGGATATTGTCGTTCTCTTTTTCTTGCATAATCTTTAGCATCATACTCAGTTTGTAATTCAGCCATTTTTGCTGAAACTTGTGACCAAGTTAAATCTTGTGTATCTTTAAAAATTGCATCTCCATTTTCATCAGCACCAGAAATAAATCTAACATTAGATTGATATTCTGTTTCATTAGTAGGTTCTTCATCTACTACAAATGCTGCCGTATTATCTAATTCTTTTATTGCGCTTGCTACGTCTGTCATAATATTTCTAAGCTCCTATTTCCATAAGTGTAATTGTTGATGCTGTTCTATAGTTACCAGGATCATTTTGAGTAACTGCTGCTCTATTAACATAAACTGTATTGTTACTTCTAACTTGGATTTTGTACGTTGTTGATGAGGTAGTTGAAGGTGAGTCGAGAAAAGTTCCACTGTTGCTTTCTTGACCGTATTGGTCACTATCTATTGCTGTAGCAAATCCTCTACCTCTACTACCTTCAGCATCTCCTTGATAGATAACTGTTGAACCTCTTAATAATCTAAAGTTTGCAATGTTTGCTCCATTAACACCATTACCCATTAAAGAAATTTGTATAAGAACTTTGTTTGATGATGATGTTGGAGTGATTGAAGCATTGAGACCAGTTATATCAACTTGCGTATTACCTGGATTAGATACAAAAGTATCAGTTTTTGTGGTTGATACTACTTGTACAACTTTTCCACCAGTTAATTCTGTACCATCTACAAATATAGCCATTAGCTTATCTCCTCTAATTTAAATTTAAATTTTTTACCTGTCTTATTATTTAAGATATATAAATCTTCAGCACCTTCTTGTATTGTCCAGTTACCTTTAGTGCCATCAACAGCATTACCTTCTGATTTTGCTTCATTAGATAAATGTAAGTCTCCTGTGTATATGTTTCTCCAAACTAAACTTGTAGAACCTAAATCTTGAGCATCATTTGAACCTGGTAAAACATGACCTGAACTATCAATTTTTAATTTTTGTGAACCATTAACTCTTGTTTCTAAATAATTACTTGCATTATTATAAATAAAACCACCAACATTATTGTCAGCTTCATCTCCAAAATAAATAACTGCATTACCACCAGCTGCTGCATTTGTAAGAATATTTATTCCACAAGTAGTATTGCTTTCTATAACAAGATCATCTGTTGATGAATTTATAGAACCTCCACTGCTTCCTTTGTAAATGTGAAGTTTTGCACCAGGCGATGAAGTTCCAATACCAACCGTATTTGAAGTAGTTATTCTCATGGCTTCATCATCTCCACCATCTCTAAAGAAAATCATGTTTCTATGAACACTATCTCCACTAGCCATTAGTTTCATACTAGAGCCATCATGTGTCATAATTGCTCTCCTACTAGCAGTAGTAGTAGTTGAACCGGTAGCTATAACAGAACCACCAATTAATGCAGTACCAGAAACTTCTAATTTTTGTGATGGCGATGTAGTTCCGATACCAACATTCCCAGAACTGTCGATAAGAAGTCTGTTATTATTTCCACCAGTTTTAAAATTCATTGTTCCGTCATTGTGAGCAAATGTAATACCACCAGTTAAACTTCCTGCTGTTTTGTCATAAGAGAAAATAACATTAGTATCATCTCCATAAAGTTGAATACCCATTTGTTGAGCATCTTTTATTGTTAAATATGATTGACCATTTTCTATAAGAACAGCATCATTTGTTCCTGGAGAACTACTCCCAATTCCTATACGACCTGCATCTGTGATACGCATACGTTCTGAACCACCAGTAGAAAATCTATGATTATCAATAGTAGCACCACTTCTAACAATTTCAT